CAAATCATCCGGGCAACAGAATTAGCAGCACTAGGCTCAGACGAACTCGCATTCAGGCTGTAAATCGCAGCCATGTTGGAGTTGATGTCCGCCCGGACATTCGCTCCAGTGTCATTCTGGATCGGAGTGGATTTTGTCTCGTTTACAAAGGACATCAGCCGATTCCGTAGCCAGTAGCGGTCCAGGTGATCGCCTTAGCAATCCTGCTACCGCCAACCGAATCATAGACCGACACATCAAATCCGGTAGCCGAGGGGTTGCTGATCACATAGTTTTCACCGCTGTTCTGTGCTGCCATCACAATGCCCACATCGGGAGCCACATAGAACTTGTTGCCAGCGCCATAAGTCACTGACACGTCTGCACTAGTGCTAGTTGTCACCGTTCCAGTAAGTGTGCGCTTTGGCATTTGCGCCTGAACACGCAGCTGGTCAACAGCAATCTGCTCCTGTGGACCGCCAGTGCTGAACTCTGCTTTGACCTGATAGCCACGCGCCTTGAACTCAGCATTATTAAACCGACGCCAGCTCGTAAACGTAGGCGAATTTGCAGGGTCATCCTGCGTGGTGCGGATATACAGCTCAACATCACAGGTGTTTGGAGCGGTGCCGTCAAACTCAGTAATCAGGTCAAAGTCAAGCTCATCGTCGATGCGTTCTCCATACGGGAAGAAGCTGCGAGCCCGCAACGTGCTTTCCAGCCTGAGGCTAAAAACATCGCTCAACGTAAACGTGTTGCCGCTGTTAAACACATACGTTCCAGACGTATTCAGCTTGCTGTCGCCTTGCAACGTGTATTCGCTGTCATCTTCAAGCAGCAATGCTCCGCCGTCTTCAAGATCAAACGCGCCAATAGCCGCAAGCTCTTCGCCTGTAGTCGCCAGCTCTAGCTCATTATTTGCGGTGTCTACCGTCAGGTTGGTCTTGGTGCCGCTAAAAGATGGATCTTCTGTAGAGCCCAGCGCACCAACAACTTCAACGCTCTGGAGATCAGCCTTCGTGAATTCGATTAGTGCAGCGGTCAGACTTTCGCGTCCACCAGAATCAACAAACTTGGCGCTATACGTTCCAGCCTTCAAGTCAGCATACGCTTCAGTCGCGGAGCCTGAGATCTGCTCAGAAATGCTGGTTGAAGTTGGCCAAGTAACACCGCTTAGATCAGGCGAATGACGCAGACGTACATAACCGCCAACACGAACATCCAAATCAGCAGCTTGCGTCCAAGTCAAACGGGCCTGACCGTTAACCGGAATCATGCTGAAGTTAGTTACCGCAGCTGGAGCGGCAGTCTTGCCCTGCAACTCGAAGTCTGCAGCTGTGATTTGACTGCCTTTGTCTAAAGAGTTTTTGGCTTGGATCTGAACATACAACCGACCAGCACGCAGGTTTCGCAACGTGACTGATGGCGAAGACGTATCGACGGCCTGCCAGTTGTCATTGTCAATCCGGTACTGAACGCGGAACTCACTAACGTTGACGCGATCATGATTCCAGCTGACCGACGCACCAACAAACACACCGCTGGCTTCTTCGTATAGAAACTCCTCGGTGGTGACACTATCGACCGGATTGGGAATCAACGACAGGTTGCTGATGTCCCGGTTGGTCAGCTCAACATCAGCTTCAACTGCGTCATAAATGGTGCTGTTATATGCAACGGCACTGACGCCATAGATGCCTTCTTCTGCCTCAGCAACAGATACAACGCGGAACTGCTGGGACTGAACCTCGTCGTTTTGAAACAGGAAGACCGATCCAGCAGCAGGCGCTTCGCTAAATGCACTGGCAACATCAATCTCTGCTGTTCCATCCGCAAGCAACGTGATGCCACCAACTGGCACATCCTTTTGCTCAACCAAGCCAGTGGACAACATCACTGACAGCTTCGGGTTGTTTGCAGCAGCCAAGGAAGTGGTCAGCCCGTTGCTGCTGTCTGTTGTGATCTGTGTTGTCGTTGCAGACTTGACCCGACCTGAACGACGCGCACCAGCCTTAACAGGATCAGCAACATCAATGACCATGCCAGGTCGCAAGATGATGCCGCTTTCGATAGCAACAGAAAACCCAACCACTTCAGTCAGATTTTGCTCAGACAGCAGCGTCCATTTGCCAATCCTGTGAGCCTGGCCTTGGCTGTAACAGCCAATCGCCTTGATGTCTTTTTTGATAATGCCGTACTTGGCAACCGCATCATGGTCTTCGACGTATTCATATTCGACATCACCACGGGTGTCATATGACTGCCAAGCAACAACAGCAACGGTGTGTCGCGCTTTTTGAGACGAGCCTGAATACTCAAAAAGTCCGTCAACAACATTGCTAGGGCTGAGCACATATTGAGGGTCAGACGGCTTGTCCTGCAACAGTTGCAACGTGCCAGCGCCGTAGTACGCAATGCCACGGAAGATGGCAGTCATTTGCTGAATGACGTTATAAACCTCATCCCTGCTGTTAATCAGCATGTTGAGGCTGAAGCGCGGCTCTTGCCCACCCGCTCCATCACTAACTAAAGCGTTGCAATATTGACTGATCGCAAAAAAGTCGTACTTATCAAGCGATGATTCTGGAACGCCCGCCCCATAGCGCTCACTAATTAGCAAGTCATACAAACACCAAGCCGGATCATTCGTCCATGTAGCAGCTTGGAACGTGCCGTCCCAAATGCCGGAATAGGTGATGCGTCCTAGGTGAGTTGTGGTGTCTACTGTCGCGTTGCTAGGAATCTTGACCTTAATTCCACGAATTAAATACTTACGCGCTGGGATGTTGCTGAACTGACGTGAGTCAAACCGCAAGCCAACCAGTGCTGAGTTGGGATAGCGGAACTTATCGTCAATAATCTCGGTAAAGCTTTGGAAGATTGTGCTGCTAGCTCGCTTCTGGGTTGTCTCATCGGCGCTGACACGCACCATGCGCACATCAACAGGAAAGCTGCCAGTCAGGTTGACTAGATAGTCACGTTGATAGCGGTTGCTGCTTTTACCGCTGATCGTGTCAGTAATAACGTCGTTGTATCCACCGCTGTTGTACTGGATCTGAATCTTGATCTGAACGCTGTTACCAACAACATCACCATCGTCTTCAAGCACTTGCAGCGATGGGATGGTCAGCGTGACACGCAAACGATCGACATCTGTATCCGTGATGCTGCGAGTAACTGAAGTGTCGTTTGTAACTTCAACGCCAACTGCTGTTTCTCGTTCTGTTGTGTTGAACGGTCCAGCAAGGTGCGTTTGACCTTGCGTTCCAACACGAGTGACAACAGTAAAGCCCTCAAAGTTATTGGTGCCGTCAGCTGCTTGGACAGGCGTGTCGTCCAGAAAAATACTTTTGTTGCCATCCTCAAGGCCGCCAATCTCGCCCTCGCTGATCAAGTCAAGGACGTTGGCAAACTGTGTTGACTGAAGCGTATCGTCCTGCTCAGTTGGCGTGCTTCTACCGCCACCGCCTTTGCCGCCACCGCCACCAGCGCCAACGACGTATTTGGTCTGAGTCATACCTGCACCTGATCAACGTCAAGACCGCTGGACAGCACTGCCGATCCAACGAACAGCCGTCCATAGGCTATTGGGCAGGGCATCCCCTGACGACTGGTGTTGACGACATTGGAAAAGGTAAACGACTCCAACTGCGCTGATTCGTCAAGCGTGCTATTTAACTCTGGCTGAGGTGAAAGAGATTGCGCAATGCCACCCAAGACCAACGCAACACCAAGGTTGCCAGCCACAATCGCAAGCTTTGTACCAAATGCAGCCGCACCAAAACCTACAGCTGTTCCTCCTGCTCCTACCGCACTAAATCCGCCTGCTGTAAAAGCCAAAGAACCACCTTGTGTGACGATTGCAAGAGCAATCAAGCCAACACCAGCAAGAATCGCTCCCGTTCCCCGGCCCGCACCAGCAATAACAGGGGTAATGCTGAAGACTTCCTTGTCGCTAAAAGGCATTAACAAAGGCGTCAAGTCTTGTTCAGTAATTTTTTCTTTACTGACTGCTACGCGATAGCCAACACCGTCTTTTTCGCTATCAATTAACCACTTTTCCAGTCCCGGAAAGTTGACACACAACGCTTTGATCGCTTGCGCTGGTGTTGCTACATCAAACTCAAACCGGCATTGGCCAAGCCGTTTACGCAAAGCGCCGTAGACCTTAACGACTTTCATGCCTCAAGGCGCAGGCAGTGCTCTTCCCATAGTA